GTATGATCATTTTCATGTAAAAAATCCTTCGAGTGAATTTATATATTCAAGTTCCCAATTGATGGCATCTGATACCAACTTCAGTGGGTCTTTGAATGTCTTGTTAAACTGCATCTCATAGTCAATGTGATTGTGTAAACCAAACTCTTTTGGTAAGAATGGATTGAATGAGATGACATTCTCCATAACTGGATTAGGCATCTTTAGATAACAGAACTTCACTTTCGATCCATTCTTGATACCCTCACTAGAAAGATTCAATTTCTCTATCTGCTTGTTACACACAAGTGCGCCACGAACATGAATCGGAGTACCTTTCTTATATACAGTATATTTATCTTTCCACTTCTCTATGTCACTGACACTTCGGGGAAAAGATACATCTTCTTGTGGTAGACTCTTGAACTCTTCATAGAAGTCTGCCACAAACTTCTGTAACTCTGCTTCTGTAGCGTTGAGCATCAGCGAGTACGCTTTCCTAAACTTGTCTCTAACGATCTGTGGCGTTGACGACTTAACTGCTTCAATGCCCATCACTTTGAGTTTTGGCTCTGCGTACTGCACACCCTCATTGTTATACACGTTAAGTATATAGCGTTTCTTAGCAGTCCAGATACCTTTGTCTGCGATTGCTTCACGAGCCATTACCATTCGATTCTCGAATCCATTGAGTCGATCATTCATCTTCTCATAAGACTTAGCAAGCATTGGTACGATCTTTTCTTCACAGGCTTTGTCAATGAAACTCACAGGGTCTTTGGGGTTGACTGCTTTCACAAGTGGATTCATATCGACATAAAGCGAATCAGTATCAATTGCGATTACATAATCTTCATCTGACTTGAGCATCTTGTTGAGATACTCGTTCATGGCTTTCTCTGCCCACTTAATCGACAACTGACCAGACAGTGTGATACCTTCTGCGATTCGTAACTCAAAGTATCGGAAGTATTGATTACCTAACGCACCATAGAGTGAGTTGAGCAAAATCTTTACAGCCATTTGAGTATTGTCTAGTCGATTGATCTCACGACTGAGTTCTTTACTCTTGGCGTTCTCATAGTCTTGTTTCAGTTTGAGCATATCGTTCTTTACAGTTCTACGCTCATTATACAAGCCAATAATCATTTCTGGTAACATACCACGCTTATCTTTGCGATACATCGAACCATTTGCGGCAACTGCAACATCCATTGCTCTCGCTTCTTCTGTCAGATCGTTTGCTAGATAATGATCTACTCCACTTGCAGTAAAGTCACCACCACCAGTAAGTAAAGTCTCGGGCGACATATTGTACTGAACAATCAGGTTTGGATAAAGAGAGTTTAAATCGAATGATGTAACCCACTCGCTCATACCAACTCGTGGCTCTTTTACATAACCACCGGGGTACGAATCTTTGTGTTTGTGTTCTGTCGGTGGAACTGCAATGTTTCTTGCGTGTAGATAACGATAGATGATTGAATCCCAAATACCAGTTGTACCAAAAGTCTCGCTGTAGTTCACTCCACCCTTGTACGCAATAATCAGTGCCAAATCCATTAGTCCAGTTTGCTTGTCGATCTTGTCAACTAACTGAACATCTTTGATGTTGTAGTCAATGAACTTCTGGTGATCTGACTTGTACAGGTCGAATAGAGAACCATGCTCTTCATAAGATAGCTTCTTCTCACCAAGAACAACTGACGATATGTGATCTAGAGAATACGAGGCTTGATTACCATAAGTGTAACCAAACTTCTGAAACAGATCATAGTAGTCTACTTGTTGAACACCATATAGTTCATAAGCATCCATGCTCTTACCTTTGATAGCAATCTGGCGATACTTAGTGATACCAAATGGAGAGAACTTCTTGACAGTCTCTTTACCAAGAATGTTTTCTGTTCGCTTGACGAGATATGGAATATCAAATAGTCGAATGTTCCACCCAGTAATAATGTCTGGGCAGTTGTGTGACCAATGATTTAGAAACTTGATGATTAGATCAGACTCACCAGAACAGTGAACGTATACGACTTCAGCACCATCTAGATCGAGTTCTGTCTTGGATACATCGTAATCACCACAAGCCCATACATAATATGCGTTGAGTTTACTACTCTTGTAGCAAATAGACGTAACTGGATACTTGGCTACATCTGGCTCTGGAAATCCATCATCTGACTGAACCTCGATATCGATGTTACCAACTTCAATGTTCTTGAGATCATATTCGATAACACCTGGGTGCTTTTCGTTGATGAACTGAGCAACAAAGTTTCCATTACCATGAACTTTGAAGTTGTCGATATCTTTGTACTTCTTGATGAAGTCAGTTGCTTCTGATAGCGATCCAAGTTTTATTGGTTCTACAGGTTGACCATAAAGAGTCTTCCACTCTCCAGTCGCTTTCTGTGAAGCGAGATACATCGTTGGTGCAAATGGAACTCGTGCCTTTACAGCATTACCATCTTTATCATAACCACGATACAGCATATTATTGCCGTAACGATTCACGCAAGTATAAAAACTCAAATTACTACTCCAAATAAAAATTGCATATTATAAGAAACATTGTACACTATAAGAAACAGTTTGTCAATACTAATCGTCTCTCTCACCAACACCATAGTCAATCACGACTGGAAATCTAGGTATTCCATCTGGCGTTAGATCAAAGTATCGTAGGGTTGCCCAACTTGGGGTCTCTTGTGATTCCCACAGTTTACTCAACTGATCTTGATTACCACGAACACCTGCGCCAACTTCTCGACCATCTGCTAGTCGTAGAATGAATCGTTTGGTATGACCAGACCAGTTACCTTGACCTTCTTCCATTGATACGACTTCAAACTCTTCTGTGATGAACTCTTTTCTTTTGAGTAGATACTTAGATCGTTTGTTTTCGTACTTCTCATCAAGACGAACCATTTGACCTTCGTAACCATCAGCAGTATATGCCGAGTATAGTTCATCCAACTCATCTTGATCGTTGTAGAATGTAGTAGGTACGAGATGAACGTATTGCTCAAAGGATTCAGTTACATATTCTTCTAACTCGACATTGCGAATCGAGAATGTAACATCTGGATTACTAGAGCAGTGAATGTCGTAAACATGATACTGAACTAATCGTTGTGACTCTGCAAGGTCGTCATCAGTAAACTTGGTCTTTCTTACAAGGCTAACAATCTTATTGAAGTCTTGCTTCAGTTCGTGATTGTAAAGTTCACCATCAAGAGTGACATTTGGATTTGATTCAAGTAGATCACGAACTTCTTCCAAAATGTGTGGGCAACTAGTAATTGGCTTGCCAGTTCTTGTCCATAGACCCTTTGAGTTTGCTATACAGCGAATGCCGTCTAGTTTGGGTTGAGAATAACCCGAGGTTGGTTTTACTTTCACTTTTGTATAGTCGCCAGCAAGCATTGGATCGAACTTGTCATACGAGTCGATCATGCCGATGTCTACAAAATATTCCTTTTCTATTCGTTTGTCCCAGAGAGCCTTTGCTTCCGCTTGGGCTTGGGTGTAGGCGGTCGTACTGTTGGATTTACCAACATTCTTCGCCTCGCTAAGATTCCACTCACTTGTTACTTTTTTACCATTGTCGAGTCCTGCTACAGTTCTAATGCCTGCATAGTCGTCATTGGAATAACCAACTTCGACTTCCCAAACTCTGGTTTTACCTTTACTGTCACGCTTGTACAATTTAGGCAACTGCTCAATAAATTTCATAATCTAAACCTCATTCAATATTGAGATCAGTATAACATAGTTATGTGGGTAATGTCAAGTTATTTTTTGTTCGTATTCTTAATCTAAGAGATACTGGTGATGCTGTAAGCCATTACATAGATACTGGCTACGCATAGTATTAAAGTCGAAACTAGTTCACAAAAGAACCCATCGCAACTCTTAGCCTTAAGGTAAGAGAGTGCTTTTTTCACTTTTACTTTTACTCCTGTTTATATCGTGCGTGTTTAATTGGATGAGCCACAATGCGTGACTCATCCCTGTGTTACATTTTACTTCTGGTTTTTACTCTGCTAGAAATTCTTTATCACCAGAATGGTGAGGTCCTTTATAAGTGCCATTGATTTCCACTTTTCTAGGTTTCTCTTCTTCTGGGATGACATTCTCTAAGTAAACACTTAGTATCCCATCTTTGAACACTGCACCTTGTACTAGAATTGTATCAACGAGTGTGAATTTGCGAGTAAATGCTCTTGCGGCAATGCCTTTGTGAACATACTGTCTATCATCTTCTTGTTGACCAGAGTTACCTTCAATGGTTAACTCTCCGTCTTTCAACTCAATGTCAATATCCTCTTCTTTGAAGCCCGCTAGTGCGATTTCAATAGTATAGAGTTCGTATTCGTCATCAGTTTTAATAATGTTATAAGGTGGGTATGAAGTTTGTGATTGTGGCGTTGCAGTCATCTGAGCCATTCTATCAAAAATTCTATCAAACCCTAGTGTATTCAAAGGATCATACTTTGTTGTTTGCAAATAAGTCATAATTGACCTCCATTGTTATGCAAGGTTAAGTTTTATGTAAGACCCTTATTAGGCATCTTACAGTTTTATTTATACAAAAAAGTCATGACTTTGACTAATT